CAATCACCCGCCCGCCGCAGAGCTGGCGGTATGTGGAGGAAGAACTATGGGACGGCTGACAAGATCTAATATCAACGTAGACCCGGCTACCGACCGATTTCTGCACGCCGTGATCGGCGGAAAGGAAATCGACTGGAAGCAGTGCCGGGACAGCACGCTCAACGTGCTGATCAACGGCCCAACGAGCAACGGCTTTGGCAAGGATATTTTCCGCAAGATGGCCCGCGATCTGTACGGACGGCTGAAAGCCTACGAGGACACGGGGCTGACGCCGGAAGAAATTATAAAAATCGGTATGGAAACCGAAGCTGGGTGTGTTAGAGCAATAGCGAGGATGTACGGGGTTGACACCAATCGGCTACGAGAACTGGCCGCGGCCGACAGGGACGGGCGCGTCCTGATTCTGCCGTGCAAGCTGGGTACAAAAGTCTATCGAATCCGCTACGAAATCGCTGATTACCCGGACGAACCGGATCTGGAAATTGCAGACACATGGTTTACGCCGGAATATCGTGAGGACATCGGCAAGACCGTATTCCGCACCCGCGAGGAAGCCGAGAAGGCTTTGCAGGAAATGGAGGGCAAGAAGGATGGCTAAGTACGTAACCAAAGCGCAGTTGAGACAACTCTATCAGGCTCAGCTCATCGATAACGACGAATATCTGAGACTTTTAAAAGAGTTTGCAGGGATAGAATCCCGGCCGACCACGGAGTACAACCACTACGACGAAAATGGCGAGTTTATTGGTAGCAGCGTGGACACCGATCTTTCTGACCTGCTGGACGAGGCTGGCGTGGAGGTGCGGGACGATGGGCCAACATAAACACAACCCGGTCGCCATTGCGGCGGCAAAAGGCGAGCTGCCGCCGAAGAAGCGAGAGCCGCAGCTGACCAAGAGGCAGGCGGAGCGGCTCTTGAGAGCGGAAATCCTGAGTAGATGCACACCGCTTCTTGCATTGCCGTATGAAATGCAAAACAGAATCGGAAGGGAGTATATGGATTATGACTGATTATATCAGCCGCGAAGCGGCGCTGAAAGACTTTGAATCCTGCAACGCGGAAAATCCGAACTGGACACCTCAGCGTGTGAAAACGCTCCTGCTGCGTCAGCCCGCCGCCGACGTTGCGGAGGTGGTGCGGTGCAAGGACTGCAAGCATCGGACGGAATATGGAAACTGCGGGCATCCACGGCGAAAAGGTGTTTTTCCATCGGCATATCCATTCGATTTTTGCAGCTACGGAAAATATAAGACAAATACGGGAGGCGCGACCGAATGAGCGGGCTGCGGTTTGAATCAATGGCGGACATGCCGCCGCGGATGCGGGAGCTTTATGCACGGCAGCGGATGCCGGGGGCTGCCGCGCCGCCGAAGAAGGCCTCGAAGTATCACAGCGCGCCCGCCGAACGCGGCGAGCTGCGCTTCGACAGTCAGAAGGAAGCCTGGCGCTATGACGAGCTGATGGTGATGCTCCGGGCTGGCATTATCTCCGATCTGCGCCTGCAACCGCAGTTCACTTTGCAGGAGAGCTACATCACCGAAACCGGTGAGCGCATTCGCGCAGTGCGGTACACGGCGGACTTTTCGTACAAATTCGGCGGCAAGCTCGTCGTCGAAGATGTGAAGTCCAAGCCGACGCGGACAAAGGAGTATCTGCGAAACCGGAAATTCATGCGATCCCGGTTCGGGATTGACGTACAGGAGGTTTAATATGCCGGAAGAAAAAAACGAGAGCAGCCCGCACGCAGTGTGCGGCCTGCCGAAAGGCGGAAACGCCTGCCAGTACGCAAAACTCGCACCGGATTTCTGCGAACGGTGCGGCTGGAATCCGGAGGAACAGGCGCGGCGCAAGGCGCTGCCGTTCAAAAAGAGCGAGGACGGCCTGCTGCACAAGGACATCAGCACCAAGGAATAGGCAATCAGCCAGGGAACCTTATTTTTTTTGGACATATGCCGCAGCCGCTTTGCCTTGAGACGGCTGCGGGGGGAACTTTCCTCGGCTTTGCACCCGGCGCACGGTAAAACCCTCAAGCCCGTGCGTCGGGGAAAAAAAGCGCGTGTGGGACGTGCGCGCGAACGAAACCAGTCAACGTTACCCCACCGTCGGGTCGGCATCGCCTGACGGCATCGCTTGCCTCCTTTTTATAAGCCGCCTGATGGCAGTCAAGGGCGGCTCGCCCGGAAATGCGCAGCGTTTGACAAGCGAGCGCGGCGCGCCGGTGCGCAGACGGTGAAAGCCCGTCCTGCCTACGGGGGCCGGAATACCGGCCCCCAGACGAAAGGGATGTGAACGCATGAAACAGGAATTAGTCAAGCTGATCTGCCCGCAGTGCGGGAAGGAATTTTACCGGACGCCGAGCTATCTGCGGCAGTACAGAACATACAAGCCGTGCTGCTCACCGAAATGCAGGAACGCAAACATCAAAGCAGTGCGGGCCGAAGGACACATACAATGCGGAGAGCGCATGCGCGCCGAAAACGGCGAGCTCCGCCTGCCGCACAGCCGGGTAAACATCCGTATTACAAGGCCGATCGAGGTTTATCCGGAGCTGAGCCCGGCCGTCGGGCAGATCTACCCGGCAGAAAAATACCGCCCGCCGACAAGCACGAAGCGGTACGGCTATGTGATCCAGTCCGGCGGCAAACGCATCAATATCCGCGCCGATGAGTGCGTGGAAGTGTGAAAGGAGTATTAAAATGGCAGAAATCATGGGAACTTTTGCGCACGACCTCGACAATTTTGTCGCGTACTACGAAAAGCTGAATTGGGATACCAGCTTCCGGGGCGAGGCATACCCGCCGCGCATCGTCATGGAGCAGTCCACGCCGCCGCTTTTCATAGTGGAGGACGGCCAAAAGAAGCTGGTGCCTAATCCGACGATTCAGATTATTGGCCGACCGGAGACTGAAGTTATTACGACCGGCAAGCTGCAGATCAGCAAGAAGGATTTCACAAATCTGTGCAACCGTGCCGCCGCTCTGCTGGAGCTGTTCTTGCACGGATTTATGCAGGAGCGGAAGGAAATGGAGGCGGAACAGAATGACTGAAACAGCGAAAATCTATCGAGCCGCAATCGAGGTATTCGGCGGCGATATGCAGGTCGCTGTAGCCATCGAAGAGATGGCAGAGCTGACAAAGGAGCTGTGCAAGGCGCAGCGAAAGCTATTTGCGGCCGAAATGTTCATCGGCGATGGGGAAATCGACAACCATGACGAGATCGCAGCGGAGATCGCGGACGTCCAGATCGCGCTGGAAGAGCTGACGCTGCTGTTCGGCGTCCCAGTGGAAGTGCAGATAGCCAGAAGGCAAAAGCTTGCTCGTCTGGAAATGCGGATCGAGAAGGCAAGAGAGGAACGCGGGGACAATCGTGAGCATACCGCACATTGGGAAGACCCGGGCCAGAAGGGGGATATGTGGTATGCAAAGCTGAATGGGCCGGGGCCAGATCCCAAAGGAGCGCGAGGCGCGTGGGGGCACTGCCCGAAATGCGGGGCATCAGATTGCGAATGGGACGCTGAGACAGACGTATGCACATGCAAGGCATGCGGATACACGAACTGACCGTTGAAACTGTGGCCGGAATTTCCGGCCACGCTTTGAGCGGGCAGAAGACCTGTAGGAGCGGACGGCTCTGTCCGCCCGGGAGAAAGAGGTGTGGATGATGGCAAAGAGGCACAAGCGCCGACTGCTTACAGGGGCGGTATGTACGCAGATCGTTTATACCGTGTCCGATGGCGCGGATCCGAAGACCAGCCGGCCGAAGAAGCCGCGGTTCCAGTCGCAGGAAGAACGCGAGGAATTCAACACCAGGATCTCGGCTGCAAAGTTCGCGGCGCTGGTCAACGCCAACTTCTCCCCGTCGAGCTATTACTCCACACTCACGCTCGACCCCGAACATGAGGTACATACCGCGCAGGAGATGCGCCGGATCCGGGATAATTTTTACCGACGCATGGCCTACCGCTACCCGGACGCGAAGATCGTCATCGTCTACGGCCGGGGCAAGTCGACCAACCGCTTCCACCTGCACCTGATCACGGACGGCATTCCTGCCGATGAGCTGGGCAGGCTCTGGGGCCTCGGCAGCGTCATCGACTGCAAGCCACTGCGGAAGCACAACTACTATCTGGATGAGAACGGAAATAAGGTCGACCACGGGCAGGACTACACGGCGTTGGCTAACTACCTGCACGGCCACTGGAAAAAGGAATTCGGCGGGCACCGGTACAAGGCAAGCCGCAGCTGCGCCCGGCCGGAGCCGGAGCCAGCGACCGAGGCGGTCCGGGACTACAGCCCGACGCGCCCGCCAGTCGCCCCGCGCGGCTACATCCTCGTCGAGTCCAGAGCCACGCAGTATGGATTCCTATATTTCAAATATGTATGGGATCCCAAAAACGAGACACATAAGCGGACCGGGAGCCGCCTTCTTTAAGCCTTGTAAATGTGTTGAGTTTTAGAACGAAAGGGTGATAGAGACGAGCGACTACTGGCACAGGGAGTATATCTGCCCATTCTGGCAGGCAGCCGGGAAAAAGACGATCCGCTGCGAGGGAGAATGCGTGCTCGCATTTCCTGAGCGGCGGGAGACGTCAGACTACATCACGCGATACTGCGCCAGCTTTGACTACGTGCGGTGCAGCATTGCGGCGGCGAAGCTCCGATACTACGAAAGAACAGAATGAGAGCCGAAGCGCATGCGGAACACCGTATGCGCTCATTCTGCGTGCGTGGGGTGAAAAGATTTTCCGGATACGCTATGCTGAAAAGCAGAAGGGAGGCGTGAGCCATGGCGAGGAAACCGAAGTATGAATCCGTGGAGCAGATCGAAGGGCTGATCGAGGCGTATTTTGAGAGCTGCAAGGGAGAAATCCTGCGGGATGAGGACGGGCGCATCGTTTTCAACCAGAAAGACGGGACACCGGTCTGGGTGAACCGGAAGCCGCCAACGATCCCGGGGCTTGCGCTGGCGCTGGGCTTTTCCAGCAAGCAGAGTCTGTATAACTACAAGGCCAGGAAAGAATTTATGGACTCGATTTCGCGCGCGCAGACGCGCGTGGAACAATATACGGCCGAAAGACTGTTCGACCGGGATTCTCAGCGGGGCGCGCAGTTCGCGCTGGAGTATGCGTTCCGCTACAGACGGGATGCGGAGGGCGAAAAAAAGGATGAAAGCCAGAGGATCACGATGGAGGCGGAGGCGGAGGCTTACGCGGGATGAAAAAGCGCTGCTTCGGGGAACCGAACGAAAAGCAAAAGCTGTTTCTGCTGGATCATCACCGGCATGTGGCCTATGGCGGTGCGCGCGGCGGAGGGAAAAGCTGGGCTGTGCGGACGAAGGCAAAGCTGCTGGCACTGCACTTCGCAGGGATCAAGGTTCTGATCGTCAGGCGCGCGATGCCTGAGCTCCGAAACAACCACATCGAGCCGCTGAAAAAAGAGCTGGCGGGGATCGCGAAGTACAACACCACCGACAAGACCTTCCGTTTCCCAAACGGATCGACGATCACGTTCGGTTACTGCGACAACGCGGGAGATCTGGGGCAATACCAGGGCGCGGAATACGACGTGCTGTTCATTGACGAGGCCGGGCAGCTGCAAAAGGAGTGGATCGACCAGATCAACGCCTGCGTGCGCGGCACGAACCCGTTTCCAAAGCGGACGTACTACACGCTGAACCCGGGCGGCCCGGCACATGCGTATTTCAAGCGCCTGTTCATTGACCGCAGATTTGAGGACAAAGAGAAGCCGGAAAACTACAGCTTCATTCAGGCGCTGGTGCAGGACAACAAAGTCCTGATGCAGATCCAGCCGGAGTATATCGAGCAGCTCGAAACACTGCCGCCGAAGCTGCGCGAGGCATGGCTGTATGGCAGGTGGGACGTCTACGAAGGGCAATTCTTTGAGGACTTCCGGGACGATCCGGAACACTACAAAGACCGGCGCTGGACGCATGTCATTGAGCCGTTTGAGATCCCGGACGGGTGGACGATTTGCAGGAGCTATGACTTTGGCTACGGCAAGCCGTTTTCCTGTGCGTGGTGGGCGGTCGACTATGACGGCGTGATCTATCGCATTCTGGAGCTTTACGGATGCACGAAGACACCGAACGAGGGCGTCAAGTGGAACCCGGACAAGCAGTTTGCGGAGATCAGCAGGATCGAGCGGACGCATGCGTGGCTCAAAGGGAAGAACATCATCGGCGTCGCAGACCCGGCGTGCTGGGCGGCGGATCGCGGAGAGAGCATCATGCAGACCGCAGCGAAATACGGTGTATATTTTTCACCGGGAGACAACGAGCGCATTGCGGGGTGGATGCAGTGCCACTACCGGCTACAGTTTGACCCGGATGGATACCCGAGAATGTATGTATTTGCAGGGTGCAAAGCGTTTATCCGGACGATCCCGATGCTCATGTATGACGAGCACAAGGTGGAGGATCTGGATACGAAAATGGAGGATCACTGCGCGGACGAATGGCGGTATATGTGCATGTCGCGGCCAATCAAGCCGACGGTACCGGCAGAAGCACCGCCGGTTCTGTTTGATCCCCTGGACATGATGAAAAGGAGGTAAGGCCATGCTGGCACCACAACTGACGGAAACCGAGAAGCAGACCATGATGACGGAGGTCTTTCTCGGATACAACCACAACCTCGAGCTGGCGGACGGGGAGTTTTACGACATGGAGAATCTGTCGGCGGACGAGTACCCACTGCTCGCGCCGCGGCCAAGGCGGGGGACGGCGCAAGCGATCGATGGCGTGCAGGGGATCTTGGCGAAGGATGCACTGTGCTGGGTGCAGAATCAGGTGCTTTACATCAATGGCGCTTCCATGGAGAGCTACATGCCGTCTGTCAGCATCAGGGCGGGAGAAAAGCAGCTCGTTTCCATGGGCGCGTATCTGTGCATCTTCCCGGACGGGATCTACTTCAACACCGAAAAATACTCCGACAACGGGTACATGGGGCAGGAGAATGTGGTCGACGCATCGAGCACGAACGTGGAAATTTCTCTTTGCCTCGTCGACGGGACGGCGCTGACGGTCAGCTACACGCAGGCCAGCCAGCCGGAGAGTCCGTCGAACGGGCAGTACTGGCTCGACACGTCCGGCAAGCTCCACACGCTCAAGCAGTGGGCAGAGGCAACAAGCCAGTGGGTATCCGTGCCGACGGTGTATCTGAAGCTTTCCGCGAACGGCATCGGGAAGGGCTTTAAGCAGTACGACGGCATCCGGCTTTCGGGGCTGACCGGAAACGAGCAGGTCGAGAAGCTCAACGGCAGCCAGATCCTCTACGATGTGGGCGAGAGCTACCTCGTGATCGTCGGCCTCGTCGACGAGACGACGAAGGTGACGAGCGGGACCGTGAAGACGGCGCGGAAGGTCCCAAGCATGGACTTCATCACCGAGAGCGGGAATCGGCTGTGGGGCTGCAAGTACGGCGTGGCGGACGGAGAGACCGTCAATGAGATCTACTGCTGCAAGCTGGGCGATTTTAAGAACTGGGAGTGCTACCAGGGCGTGTCGACGGATTCATGGCGCGCGAGCTGCGGCACGGACGGAAAGTGGACAGGCGCGGCGACGCTGGCCGACAGTCCGATCTTCTTCAAGGAAGACTGCTTCCATCGGGTGTATCCGTCGGCGACGGGGGCACATCAGGTGGTCGTGCAGAAATGCGCGGGTGTGCAGAATGGGTCGAGCAAGAGCCTGGTCGTGGTGGATGACCGGCTGTATTACAAATCGCGGATGGGCGTTTGCGTGTACGACGGGAGTCTGCCGAGCGAAATCGGAAGCTGCTTCGGGACAAAGTTGTATTACAATGCCGTCGCGGGCGGGGTGCGCGGGAAATACTTCATCAGCATGGAGGATGCGGCGCACAACTGGACGCTGTTCGTCTACGACACGCGAAAGGGCCTGTGGCACAAGGAGGACAGCACCCACACAGAGGACTTCGCGCGGGTGGACGATGAACTGTATTTCCTTGAGGACGGGACGCTCAAAACCGTGTACGGCAGCGTCGGGACGCTGGAAGGCCCGGTAGGCTGGATGGCGGAAACGGGGATCATGACGTATGGACTCGTCGGGAAGAAATACGTCTCGCGCATCAATCTGCGCATGCAGCTGCCGAAGGGGTCGAGCGTCGATTTCTGGGTGCAGTATGATTCAGACGGCGTGTGGCGGCACTGCGGGCACATTGAAGGCCGGGGGCTGCGGACGTTCCTGCTGCCGATCCGGCCCGCGCGGTGCGACCATCTGAAGTTCCGGCTGACAGGAAAGGGCGAGATGAAGCTGTTCAGTCTGGCGCGAGTCCTGGAGGCAGGAAGCGATGCGTAAGACGGGAGGTGCAACATGGGTAGTCTGACACTTGCATACCCGTCGATCGCGGGGAAGACGACGCAGGAGCAGCTGGAGAGCATGCGGCGGTATCTGTGCAGCGTGACCGAGCAGCTGAACCTCGCCGACTGGTCGGCGAAGGCGACGCTGACGGAGATCTCGCAGGCCATAGACGCGGACAGCCTCTCCGAGGCGGAGAAAAAAACGACGCTCTCCGGCTACGGGGCGCTGAAAGCGCTCATCATCAAGACGGCGGACTTCGCCGCGGCAAACTCGGAGACGTGGTCGACGAAGCTGTCCGGCAGCTATGTGGCCATCTCGGACTTCGGAAAGTATCTCGAAAAGACGCAGCTGACGATCGAGGGCAATTCCGTCGGCATCAAACAGCTGTATGACTACACGGCGGGCGTCAACAATCAGTTCTCGGTGAATTCGCAGCAGTATATCAAGACGGGGCTGCTGTATTACAACGACGTGACGCCGGTGTACGGCGTGGGCGTGGGGAACATCGAGACGAAGGTGACGGACGGCGGCGAACGGGTCATCGACCAGACGAAGAACGAGCTGGTGACGGTGACGCCGGACCGGGTGAGCTTCTGGCAGGACGGGAAGGAGGTCGCGTATTTAAGCGACAAGAAGCTGCATTTCCCATCCGGGACGCTGGAGGCGGCGGGGGCGGTGCTGTCGGGGAAGATCACGGCAGCAGCCGACTCGACGTTCGGCCCGTGGACGATCTCGGAAAGCAGCATTTTCCGCAAGGCCAACGAATTTGGGGGCAGCGCAAGCATGTACTTCGGCACGAGCGGGCTTTCCATCAAGGACAAATTCAAGGTCGACGCGAACGGCAAGCTGACGTGCACGGGGGCTGAGATCGGCGGAACAATCAACGCGACGGATCTGAAGCTCGACGGTACGAGCATCCAGACGAAGCTCAAGCAGATCATGGATGAGATCAACATCATCAGCAACGGTCTTGAGATCGCGGGCACAAATTTCTCCAACGGCACGATCGGCGGCGCGGAGGGCAGTCTGCAGTTTACGTCCTCCAGCACGGCGGAATATGCGGTCAAGCTGTCCGGCCCGGCGGTGCGCATCAAGTCGACAAAGGGCTCTGTGTATCTGCAGAACAAGGATGAAAGCGCGTGGATCCAGCTGCTCGCAAGCGGGAAGATCATTTTCCATGCAGCATCCATCGAGGGGATCAGCACCGCAACGCCGGTGTTTGGGTGAGGATATGGCGACGTATACGGAAAAATGCTATACCGACAATGGTGGAACGCTGATGGCGACGTTGACCGAAGAAATAGAGGGGACAGAAATTGCGGTCACAGATACGCTGGCCTACAAAACATATGGGAAGGCATATGTTTTTATGATATGCAGAGGCGCAGGGCAGATGGATCGCTGGATCAAGGGCGAAAGCATCAATTTAAACCGGATACAACAAGGCGGCTCCGTGATAAGATTTTACTTTGTCCGTCGCGTTCAAGTTTCAGATTTTGCGTGGACAGACAATGATGATGAAAAAATCAAGGCTGGGCAGCATGTGTCGAATCTGACCGCAGCTGCGATGAATGACTTGTATCAAAAGCTGATCGCTATGAGCGAGCTGACAGGGGTGCGGGCTGATACTGTTCCTACAATTGTGCCTGGGGATACTATAACGGCAAGCATTGTCAGCCAGGCGTTTAATGGGATAGGGGGAGGGCTGCTATATGTCGATGAAGATGCGAGGCAAGCAATGTATGATGGGGTTAAGCATGACAGCATCAAAAAAGGAGCCCCGATTTATGCACGGATACTGCTGAACATGAAGGCCGGAGTAAACAAGCTGATTCAGGCAATGCGGCCATAGCGGCGGAAGGAGATTGAAATGAACATCACAAAGGCAATCGTGCAGCTGCGGGAGCGGCTGATCATGGACATCAACCGGGCGGGGCTGCCGCCGGTCGTGGTGGGGCTTGTGCTGGACGGAATCCGGCATGAGGTCGAGCTGCTGACGGCAGCAGATATGCGGAAGGAGGACACAGAGGATGCAGGCAGAGCAGATGCAGCCGAGAATGCAGAATGACACGGCGAGCGGGCTGACGACGCGGAAGTCCATCGGCGAAGAGCAGGCCAGAAAGGCCATGGACACGCTGCAGAAATACCGGCAGGGCAAGAGTGCGCTGGAGGCGCGGGTCATTGCTTCGGAGGACTGGTGGCGCATGCGCAGCTGGCAGAGGATCCAGAAGGGGAACCAGGAGGACGACAAGTGGACGTCGGCGTGGCTCTTCAACGTCATTATGGGCAAGCACGCGGACGCGATCGCGGCCTATCCGGCCCCGGCCATCCGCCCGCGGGAACCGGACGACCGGGAGGAGGCAGCGAAGCTTTCCTCGGTGCTGCCGGTCATTCTGGAACAGAACGACTTCGAAGAGGTCTATTCCGACAGCCAGTGGACGAAACTCAAGCAGGGGACGCTCATCTGGCATGTGAAATGGGATTCTTCGAAGCTGAACGGACTCGGGGATATCTCGGTGCAGCCGGTGGATATTCTGTCTTTCTTCTGGGAGCCGGGCGTGCGGGATCTGCAGAAGTCGAAGAACATCTTCCTGACGGAGATGGTGGACAACGATCTGCTGCTCGCGAAGTACCCGGAGCTGCAGGGAAAGCTCAATTCCAATCCGCAGATCCAGCAGAAGTACAACACGGACGACGTCATCAGCTTTGACAACAAGTCAATGGTGGTGGACTGGTATTACAAGAAATATCAGAACGGCCGGCAGGTACTGCACTTCGCAAAGCTGGTGGGCGATACGGTTTTGCAGTCGACGGAGAACGATACGGAACAGAAATATGACACGCTGACGCTGCCGGACGGGAGCATTGTGCAGCAGCCGGCCGGGCGGCCCATGGCCGAGACGGGGCTGTATGACGACGGGGAATACCCGTTTGTGGTCGACGCGCTGTTTCCGGTGGAGGGCAGCATTGCCGGGTATGGGTATATCGACATCGGCAAGTCGACGCAGGAGCAGATCGACCGGATGAACCAGGCGATCGTGAAGAACGCGATCATGACGACGACGCCTCGGTGGTTCAAGCGGTCGGACGGGTCGGTCAATGAGCAGGAGTTCGCGGACTGGACGAAGCCGTTCGTGCATGTGGATGGGAATCTGGGGCAGGACAGTCTGGTTCCGATCCAGGTGAACATGCTCAACAGCAATTACATTGCGATCTTGCAGAACAAAATTGAAGAGCTCAAGTGGACGACGGGAAACACGGATGTCAACAACGGCGCGACAAACTCGGGCGTGACGGCAGCCTCGGCCATTGCGGCGCTGCAGGAAGCGTCCGGCCGGAGCAGCAAGGACTCCACAAAGTCGGCTTACCGGGCCTACGCACGGATGATCCGGATGGTCATTGAGCGGATCCGGCAGTTCTATGATCTGCCGCGGCAGTTCCGGATCGTCGGGCAGCGCGGGGCAGAGCAGTTCGTACAGTACAGCAATCAGGGATTGCAGCCACAGACGCTCTACGGCGCGAACGGACAGCCGGACGGGCTGCGGAAACCGGTCTTCGACATTGAGGTCTCGGCGCAGAAGGCGAGCGAGTACACGTCCATGGCGCAGAACGAGCTGGCACTGCAGTTCTTCCAGCTGGGATTCTTCAACCCGCAGATGGTCGACCAGGCGCTATCTACACTGGACATGATGGACTTCGACGGGAAAGACTCAATCATCCAGAAGGTCCAGGAGAACGCGGACCTGCAGCAGCGGCTGGTCGAGTGGCAGCAGCTGGCGCTGGCGTTGGCAGACCGGTACGATCCGGTCATGGGTGAGGGGCTGGCACAGCAGATCCTGAAGGAGGGCGGACAGGCAGTCCCGCAGGCGAGCGCCGCGGCAGCGGAGAAGCCGGAGATCAACACCGGCGAGACGCAGGAGCCGAAGATCGTGGAGAATGCGCGCAAAAAGTCGGAAGAAAGCACGCAGCCGGGATAAGAACCGCCGCTTGCGGCGGCCCGTTCCAGCGAGATTATTTCTGGCTGGCGTGGGGGGAAGTTGGGAAAAGTTTGTGCTACGATGATTTTAGAATAAACGCCAGAAAGGAATTTACAGCATGGAAGGCGAATTCACGGGCGCAGGCGCTCAGACCATGGGCGCAGCTGACGTCGCCGGTCAGCAGAGCGGGCAGGAGGCAGCCGCACAGGCGCAGGTGCAGCAGCAGCCGGTCAACGTCCCTGACGCTCAGGGACAGGGTACACAGCAGGAAGAAACGTTTGACAGTCTGATCCGGGGCCGGTACAAGCAGGACTTTGATTCTGCGGTGCAGAAGGTCGTAAAGCAGCGCGTGCGCGGGCTGAACCAGTACAAGGGGCAGGCCGAGGCGATGGCGCCGATCATCGACCAGCTGGGCGCGCTCTATGGGATCGACACGTCGGACCCGCGGAAGACGGACTTCGCGGCACTGGCACAGCGCTTTTCCGCTGACGAGCGGCTTTACAGCGCGGAGGCCATGGAAAAGGGCATGTCGGCGGACGCCCTCAAAAAGGAGTACGCCGGCAGGGCCGAGAATACGGCCATGCGGCGGCAGCTGCAGGAGTACCAGATGCGAGAAGCCTTCGCCGGGATCCAGGCAGACTTTGCCCGGGATGTGACGGCGCGGTACGGCGCGGACTTTGAGACCGAGATGCAGAACCCGGATTTTGCGCGGCTCATGGGCGCGGGCGTGCCGCCGAAGACGGCCTATGAGGTCATCCACCAGCAGGAGATCGCACAGGCACAGGCGCAGCTGGTGGCGAACCAGGCGCGAGAGAACGTCATGCGGACCATCCAGGCGCAGGGCGCGCGGCCGCAGGAGATCGGATCCGGCGCTGCGGGCGGAGAGAACGTCCCGATGAAAACACACTGGTCACGCGCGGAGGTGGAGGACATGCGCCGCCGCGCGGCAAGAGGGGAACGAGTGATCCCCTGAGAAAGGAGATAAGAAGCTATGTTTAAATCCAAAGTCGGATTTCAGTTTTTTGCTGACGCCGGTACGCTCGTCAACGCGACCGGCAACTATGTAAACGCAGGCACCGGTCAGACGACCGCATTCAGCGGCAACGACACGCTCGCGCCGACCATGAAGACGTTCTACGACACGCAGCTGCTCGAGAACGCACGGCCGAACCTCGTGCATGCGCAGCTGGCAGGCCGTCAGGCGCTGCCGCGCAACCACGGAAAGACCGTCGAGTGGCGCAAGTGGAACACGCTGAAGGACGCGGAGGAGCTGACCGAAGGCGTCATCCCGACCGGCCAGAAGATGGGCCAGACCAGCACGACCGGCGCGATCAAGCAGATCGGCCTGTATGTGACGGTCTCGGATCAGCTGGAGCTGCATGCGCTGGACAACGTCATCCTGGGCGCGACCGAAGAGCTCGGCGCTTCCGCGGGTACGTCCATCGACAAGCGCGTGCGCGACGCGGTCGTGGCAGGCTCGAACGTGCAGTACTGCGACAAGGTCGCAGCGGGCGGCGCGCATACGGCAGTCACCAGCCGTGCAGGCCTCGACCTGACGGCGAAGCTGACGCCGGACGAGGTCAACAAGGCCGTGACGACGCTGAAGAAGATGAAGGCTCCGAAGATCGACGGCAAGTACGTCGCCATCATCCACCCGTCGGTCGCATACGACCTGCGGTCCTCGGACGCATGGGTCGAGGCGCACAAGTATGCAGACGTCACGCCGCTGTTCTCGGGTGAGATCGGCGAGCTGCACGGCGTCCGGTTTGTCGAGACGACGGAGGCGAAGATCTTCAACAACTCGACCTGCCCGGTCAAGACGGCAGCGTCTGACGGAGGAACGGCGGTCTACTACAGTGTGTACGCGACGCTGTTCCTCGGCAAGGACGCATACAAGATGATCGACCCGGAGGGCGGCAATCTTGAGATGATCGTCAAGGGCAAGGACGAGATCGGCGGCCCGCTGAACCAGTTCTCGACCGTCGGCTACAAGGCCGAGATGGCGGCGAAGCTGCTGTACGAGGACCGCATGGTCCGCGTGGAGAGCTGCAGCGCATACTCCGGTACGGACGAAGCCAACTGAGAAAGGAGCACATACAATGGCAACTGAGAAGACCGCTGCGGCGGCTGCACAGGCAAACCCGGAAGACGTGTGGGACGTCATGAAGACGATCTATCTGCCCCGCGGGCAGGAGAACGAGGAGCAGAGCCGCTTTGTGGCGGTAAACGGACGGACGTTCATGGTGCCGAAGGGCAAGGACGTGCAGGTCCCGCTGCCGGTGTATGAGGTTCTGATGAACGCGCGGATGGCGGAGGAGGAAGCCTTCCGCCGCGCGCAGGCGGACAACTGACAAGTAAATGCCCATGACGGCATGAAGCAGAGGAAGGGGCAGAAATGCCCCTTCTTTTGGTAAGGAGGGGACTATGAAAATCAGAGAAGCAATCGAGACGGTCGACCGGTTACTGCCGAACCAGTACGAGACGCCGGATAAGGTCCGGTGGCTGTCGGAGCTGGACGGGATCGTGTACCGGGATATCATCTGTACGCACGAGCACGAGAAGGAACCGGAGCCGTTCACGGGCTATGGGGAGGACGTGGCTCTGGAAACGGAGCTGCTGATCCCGTGGCCGTATGATGAAATTTACCGCTGGTATCTGGGGATGAAGATCTGCGACGCCAACGGGGAGACGACGAAGTATGCAAACGAGGCGGCGAAATACAACAGCTACTATCAGGGGTATTTCAACGCCTACAACCAGGCGTACATGCCGAAGCAGTACGCGACACACTTCAAGCTTTAAGGCGGTGAGACTATGAGCGTATATCGAGTAGAGTCGGGCGGCAGGGCACCGGCGGGGCTTTCGGCCGGCGACGAGGTCGTGACCGGCGGCGGCACGTACCGCATCACGGGCGTGAACGCGGACGGCAGCTACCAGTCGCAGCTGGTAAACAAGAACCAGACGACGCGCAACTATGGCGGAAGCTACCAGACCCGGAACAGCCCCTACACCATGTCCGGTGTTTCGGACTACACGAGAAGCAAGCTGAACGGACTGGAGGGAGGCTATATGCCGTCGGGCAGCGTGCAGGCGGCGCAGGCGTATCTGGAGCAGGTAAAGGCCAGCAAGCCGGGCGCGTATCAGTCGCGCTGGGACGATGAGCTGACGAGCCTGTATGACCAGATCCGGAACCGGAAGAAATTCAGCTATGACATGGGGACGGATCCTCTGTACCAGCAGTACCGAGAGCAGTATCAGCGTCTCGGGCGGCTTGCCATGCAGGACACGATGGGGCAGGCGGCGGCACTCACGGGCGGCTATGGCTCAACCTACGGTGAGCAGGTGGGCCAGCAGGCATACAATGCGTATCTGCAGAACCTCAACGACATCGTGCCGCAGCTGCAGCAGCAGGCATACCAGCGGTATCAGGATGAGGGGACGGACCTTTATAACCAGTACAGCCTCGTGAAGGGCCGGGAAGACACGGACTACGGCCGGTACCGGGATACGGTCAGCGATTATTATTCGGATCTTTCGGATGCGCGGAGCGCGTACAACTCGGAGCGGTCGCTGGACCAGAGCCAGTGGGAGACGATGCTGAACTACTGGGCGCAGAAGGCCAACAACGAAAACGCTGCCTACCTGCAGGCGCTGGCGGCGGAGCAGGCGGCAGCGAAGGGCTCCGGCGGCGGTGGCGGCGGAGGAAGCAGCTCTGCGGGGCTGAACCTCATCAACGGCTACGGGAACCGGAACGAAAATGTGTCCATGCTGGACGCAAGCTACAGGGGCGTGATGCAGACGATCTCGACGCTGCTGGCGCAGGGAAAGACGGAGCGGGCCTATGATGAAGCCGTGAACGCGCGAAGCCAGATGAGCAAGCAGCAGTGGAACAACCTTGCGAATCTGATCTGGGAGCGCACGGGGCAGAAGATCGACAGCGGCGTCAGCTATAAGCAGGCGAAGGTCTCAAAGAGCAGGAAATAAGGAGGACGGAATGAGCCTTATCTCGAAGAAGAAATTTATGAACGGCATCGAGAAGAACCAGTCGAAAGCGGCTGGTTCTTCCGGCGGGCTTATGAACCGGACGGATTTTGTAGCGGGTGTACAGAACGGGAACGAGGAAATGCGCAGACGGCAGGCGGCGTTTGAGGCGTATCGCGCCGCTGTGCAGCTTTATTCCAGAGATGGCGGGAGCGGGCAGAAAAAGGCGGAGAGTGCGGGGGCGGCAATCAGCGGGAAGGTATCGCAGCAGGAATACAGCCGGTCTTCCGCGATGCAGACACAGTATGGCTCATACCAGAATTACCTGCGCGGCGTGGAGGCGGCGCAGGGGCGGCAGCTTGGGCTGATGGCACTGCAGCAGCAGAGCGCGGCGCTGGGAAACGCGTTCCGCCCGTCGGTAAAGAGCCAGATGGACGATGTGAATGCGGCGGTCGAGCGGGCGCGGGCGATGAAGACCGTGGAGCGGGACCAGGTGCGCGGCATGCGGCGGACGTCGAAGCTGCTGGAGGGCGAGATCTACAATCGCGAGGTCGAGCAGGCGGACACGCACTTTTCCGGGACGGGTCTGTCTGAAAACGGAAAGAGCGTGACGCAGCTGCAGAACGAGATCGACGCGCTGCAGGAGCGCAAGGCGCAGGTCGACAGTCAGAGCGTGCTGGCCCGGGCACAGGAGGCGATCGGGAACCTGAGCGAGGAAGACCAGAAGCTGCTCCGGCAGTACCGCGGGAAGGAGCTGAACGGGTACAGCGTGCGGGCGTATGCAAAATACGACGCGAAGACGGCGCTGAACGAGAAGGGCTATGACGACGAGAAGCTGAAGCAGCTCGCGGAATGGCAGAAGGTGCTCGACGACTATGAGAACGCGCAGAAGCTTGATGCGGCGGCACAGGAGATCGGACAGCGGTCGCCGGTGGGCGGCACGCTGCTCTCTGCGGCGCTGGCACCGGGGAAGGCGCTGGGCAATGTGGAATCGCTGCGCGGCGTATTGCCAAGCTGGGCGGGCGGCTATCAGAACGAGGATATGCCGACGAACGTATACAGCCCCGCATACAACGCGACGCGGCTGTCCTCCGGGATCCGTGGGAGCGTGATGCAGGGGATGAACCCGACGGGGCAGTTTCTGTATCAGGCGGGCACGTCGGCACTGGACAGTGCGGTCAACATGGCGGTCTCGACGGGGCTCGTGGGAACCTTCGGCGGCGTGGCCGGTGCGGGGGCGAAGGACGCGGTTGCGGAGACGATGAACTGGGTGATGGGCTCGCAGGTCGCGGCGGACTCCGTGTATGAGGGGATCCAGAACGGGAAATCCAATCAGGAAGCCTTGATCGACGGCATTGTCGAGGGCGCGATCGAGGGCTCCACGGAGAAGCATTCCGTAGGCGATATCATTGAGAACATGCTGAGCGGCAAGGCCGTGTGGAGGAAGGCGCTGCGGTCGTTTGCGTCGGAAGGCGCGGAAGAAATCGCGTCCAACTGGCTCAACCGCGCGTATGATGTGGTAGCGAAGCATGACCGGGGTGAGGTCATGTCTGCCTACGCGGCTTACATTGCGGACGGCAAGACGCCTGCGCAGGCGCTGGCGGCGATGGTTGGAGACTTCGCAAAAGAAGACAGCCTTTCGTTCCTTGCGGGCGGCCTGTCCGGCCTTGCCATGTCCGGGACGTATGCGGGCGTGAACCGCGTGATTCTGGAGGCAAACGTCACGCAGACGGCCAGAGCGGTCATCGAGGCGGGCGAAGTGCAGGACGTCATCGACTATGGCATGGCGCAGGAGGAAGGAACACGGGCGCACCAGCTGGCCGAGGAACTGCAGCAGACCGTGGACGATGGCGGCGAGGTGACGCAGAAGGCCGTGGAGAACACGCTGCGTGAGGTGGCGAAGGAGCAGCAGGCGGCCGTGGACGAAGGGCAGGAGCCGCGCGTGCCGGAGACGCTGACCCGGCTCGAGCAGCTGCAGGAACAGGCCCGGCAGGAGCAGGCGCAGACCGAGGCGGACGAGAAGACATTCCAGATCTACAAGAGCGCTGCGGAGACGGCACAGGAAAACCAGAGGCTTGCACAGCAATATCAGCAGGAGCAGGAACAGAGCCGCGCACAACAGTCTGTACAGGCCGTTCAGCAGGCCCAGCAGGCGGCGCAGCGGCAGTACGACCAGGACAGCTTATTCGCGCCAATTCCGGGGACAGAGAACATGGGAGAGTTGGATCCGGTACAGTATGCCCAGCGGCAGACGGCGGACGCGGAGCAGGCGCTCGATGAAGCCGCGCTGCAGCAGGAGGAACAGTATCTGCAGACGCAGGCCAAGAGAGCGGGCTACGACGAGCAGACGGCGGCGTACTTCCTGAACGGGAACACGACGGGCATGCCGGCGGAGCAGTATGCGCAGAGCTTCGGGCAGGTCTATGAGCAGGGCAGACTCGGCGCGAGTGAGCAGCGGGCGATGCGCTACGCCGAAGGAATGAATCAGGACGTGGCGGCAGCCGCCTATCGAGCGGGCCTTGCCACAGGGCAGAAAGGGGTAAACAATGGCAGTATCGAGGTTACTGATGAAGGACAAGTCGGGCAGGCTGGTCAGCGTGCCGAAGGACAGGCTGGAGGCGTTCGCCAAAGAACAGCGCAGCAGCAAAGAGCTGACGCCGGAAGAAAGAGAGCGCAGGGTGCAAGAGATCTCGCAAAGGCTTGGGATGAAGTAACGCTTTCGGATCTCGGTTTCGGAGAGAACAATGCGCAAAAAGTGCGCGTCATGCCGAAGGGACAAGAGGCCAGAAGCGAGGATATCCAGGCGGCGGAAAAGTTCTTCCGGTCGATGGGCGTGCAGAACGCGCGGTTCTTCACCGGGCAGCTGGCGCAGGAGATCGATGGGCAGACATTTTATGCGGACGCTGCCGTGACGGAGGACGGCTCCGTGCTCATCCGGGCGGACAGCGAGGAGTATTCTGCGTTCGAGCTGGCGAAGCACGAGGGGTATCACCTGCTTGTCAAGCGCTGGCCGGAGATGGCGGCGAAGATCCAGAAGCGGCTGCTGTCAGAAGGCAAGATCACAAAGGAGATGATCGAGAGCTATGTGGACGCATACGCCGGGATCTACGGTGACGACACGGACGCCTACGTCGAGGAGATCATCGCGGATACCTACGCCGGCATGAACCGCACGGACTACGGCACGAACAAGCTGCGCGCGGACGTGAAGATGGAGGCCGGCCAGTGGCAGAAAAAATCCGGCAGCGCGAGAGCGCCGCCGGCGAAATACAGTATGGTCGGGCGTGGAGAAAACGGACTGAAAACGTATAAGAGCGATTTTTCCAGTGACATGACAATGGACGAAAAGCGCGAGTATATGTACAGGCTCATTACAGAAGCGTGGGATGAAAAACCCCTCAACCTGACGGTCTTGGAGGACGGGAAAGAAAAACAGATAACGGCTAGGTTTGATGGAGAAGCAAACGGACAGACATTCGCTGGGAAGATGGCGTATGGGAACAGACGAGGGAGCAGGACGGAGCGCTTGATTACGCTGAACCTTGCAAACGACATCTGGGAAATCGCGAGTGAATCGATGTACGACAACAGCAAGAGCGGGACAAAACAAACGCAGGCCCATGACGGAACAGAGCGTTGGAGCTATTTCACGAATGCAATCAATTATGTGGATGAAGCACAGCCGAACCGGAATGGAACGTATGATTTCAATCTGGACGTAATGAGACGGGAAGATGGAGATTACGTCTACACGTTTTACCTCAAAAAAAGAAGAACCGACGCCCCCCGGACTTTCGCTGCCGGGGTCAGCAGCAAAAATGCCGCCAACGCAGGTTCTTCTAAGAACAGTATATCCAAAACGGGAGAAACTGTCAAGAAAAAGTTCTCAATGAGCAGTCCTGCCGAGAGAACAAAGGATTTCGTGGCGCTGCATAACAAGGATTGGAACGTTATCAGAGACGCAGCCTTGAACTGGGGTGGGATTCCATCCCCGTCTATTGCTATTGTGGACGCACAAAAGGGACACACCAAGTACGGGAACACCAGCATTGTTTATCCGCGCAAGACAATCGACCCGGAAACTGATAGCCGCAATAAAGTCTATGGCGGCGACGCCTGGACGCCGACGCACGAGAACGCACAGGTGGAGTACGAGGTGGACTACAACACCAAGCACGACTTTGAACGGAAGGTTCAGGAGCTGGCCAAGAATGTGGCGGGCGGCATGTTCTCACAGAGCAGCGTGCTGGGCATGAATGGCATCGAGGATGTGACCAGATTGACGATGCCGGAGATCGCGGAGAAGCTGGGCAGGAACGACGCGGTGAAGGCGGCGTACCTTGCCAGCACCGGCGGGGACGTGGAGACCGTCTACAAGACCCGCGAGTATGACCGCTTTGGCAACACGGCGCTGCAGAGATACATTGCCAAGGTAGACCCGCAGGAGCTGGCTGGGCTGTATGTGAAGCTGGAGACAGGAGAACGACTGACGGCGGAAGAAATGAAACCGGCGGAGGACGCTATCCGGGAGACCTACGAGGAGAAGCACGCGAACATTCTGAACCGGAGACCGTGGGGCAAGGCTAAGAAGATCGCCTACTACATGGAGAACAACGTGTTCCCTAACCGGGTGGAGGACTTTATCCGGCACGCGCAGGAACTCTATAACGAGGGCGGCGGCGCCGAGATCGACCGAATGGCCACACGGGAGAACCTGCTGAAGGCTGCGGACAACAAGACCGTGGCTGCGTGGGCTGAGGGACAGCTTCAGGGCTTGCTGGGCAAACTGGGCATCTATAACGGCAAGGATGTCGTGACCGATTCCGGCAGAAGAAGTTTCGCTGAGACCCACTGGGACTACACGGCGGAGAACATCGTGAAGGCTATGAACATGGCGGCGGACAAGGGCGCGAACATGTACGGCGTGACTCCTGAGACGCTGGCGGCAGTCGCCACGCGGGAGTACAAGACCGTGGACGAGATGCATGCGGACGAGGTACGGTTGCGCACCGTGAGCGAGGAAGATCACGCAAGAGCGCTGCGAGACCTTGGCATCTACCTTGACCGGGTGGTGAACGACCTGATGCTCACAACGATGCACCGGTATGACAACAGCTTTGAGGAGGAGCAGAACCTGAGCGGCATCATCGTGGAGGCGGCAAAGGGAAAGAAGACCGCGGCGGCGGTGAAGGCGGCGTTCCGCAAGGAGGGCTACACCATATCCGACGGACATGTCAAGAGCATCCTGTCGCTCCTCGACCGCGCGGCAAACATCCCCACGAGCTACTACGAGGCGAAGCCACAGCGAGTAGTCCCGTTTGGAGAGGCAGTAGCCATCATTGCGCCAGACAGCACACCGAGACAAGAGGTAGAAGCAGTAGAACGCGCGACTGGAACAAACGTCATCTTGTACAAAGAAGGGGACGATGAACAGAGATTAAAAATCCTGAACGGCCTCAACGGGGTACGTTTTTCCGCGCAGGACGGGCGGTATCGGGATCTGATGGGGGAGAAGGCTGCGCAGTATGTGCGGCGGCTGGAGGCCCGGATGGTAAACGAACTGGCGGAGAATCTGAGTGTGCCGGGGCAGGCGAAGCGGGAGGTTTTGCGGCCGATGGCAGAAGAGGCGCTGCGGTCGTTCTTTACGGACGGGCAGCTCGACCGGACGAAGCTGAACGATCTATTTGAGACAGCCTACCAGGCGGGCATCGAGGAGGATACGCAGTACATCGAGCAATACGGCGACCTCAAGAAGTTCATCCGGGATCAGAAGATCTCGATCTCCGAGACGGACCGGCAGGACATTGCGGACTACAACCTGTTCCGGAAGGCAGCAATGGGAACGCTGACGATCAGCAAGGACGGCTTGCCGGTGGACGTGGCGTATCAGCAGCTGCAGGAGATGGCGCCGGAGCTGTTCCCGGCAGACATTACCGCGCCGAGCGACCAGCTGATGCAGATCTACGATGTGGCGCGCGGCATTCAGAAGGTACAGAAGACGCTGGATGAATACTACGGGCAGCAGGCGGCGAGCTTCAAGAAGTGGCAGCAGGCAAATTTCACGGAATCCATCGACCGGCTGACGAGCGGGCTGCGCGTGGCGCAGTGGTATCTGGACGCTCAAAACAAGGCCAAAGAAAAGCTTGCTATTCCGCAGACAGCGGAAGAAACGAAGCAGATGTGGGCGCAACTGAAGGATGCAAGGCGAGTGGTCGAGAAAGCGCAGAGCAAGACGCTGCTGACGGAAGCCGACCAGAAGATCGTGAACCGGCTGCTGCGCGGGGAGACAAGCCCGGATTATGTGGCAGGGCTGGAAAACGGGCAGCAGATCCTGAAGGTCTACGAGGCAAAGGCTGACTACGATATGCTGGCGCTGAAGCTCAAGGCATGGAACGCGCAGCGCAAGCAGGGGCTGCGGGACTTTGCCGAGCAGGCGCTGACGGAAGCCGAGGCCGTCAAGTGGGTCGACAAGGTTATGGGGATCCAGTACCAGCGCGAGACGATGGAGCGGAACATCCGGGATATCGCGCGGAAGGGGAAGGTCTCTGACGAAAAGGCCAATGCGTTTATCAACAAGTATTTCTGGCCCGTGCATGAGAACGAGAGCAAACGCAAGAATTACCTCGTGCAGCAGCAGAATAGGATCCGGGCGCTGGGACTCGACCGGCAGGTACGGAAGGGAAATCTGGTATCCGAGAGCTATGCGGTGCAGTGGCTGGGCGAGGCGGAATTCAACCGGGACTATCTCAAGCAGCATCCGCGTGTCGAAAGGCGCGGGGGGATGGCGTTTGACGAGTGGAACGCGGCCATTCAGGAATTCGAGAAGCAGAACCCAAATCTGGATCTCGGCAAGGTGCGGGCAGCCGTGAAGGTTTTCCATGAGGTCTACGACAAGCTGTTCCAGGATATGAACCGGGTGTGCATTGAGAACGGCTATGAGCCGGTCAATTATCTGCAGGGATATTTCCCACACTTCCAGGAGAACGAGGAAGGCGGCAGCATTCTGCAGAAGTTCGCAAGGGCGGCCGGGATCGAGGGCGATGTGTCGCCGCTGCCTGCGACGATCAACGGCCTCACGGCAAACTTCAAACCCGGCATCCGGTACATGGCGAATATCCAGAACCGACTTGGCTACGCGACGGCGTATGACGCGCTGCAGGGCTTTGACCGGTATATCGAGGTCGCGACGGACGTGATCTTCCACACGGCGGACATTCAGCGGCTGCGGGCGCTGGCGACGCAGATCCGGTATCGGGCATCGGACGAAGGGCTGAAACAGCGGATCGACGCGATCATGATGAACCCGTTCCTCAACCCGGACGAAGCCAACGAGCAGGTGACGAACCTGACGAAGGAGGGACGGTATGGGCTTTCCAACTTCGTGGATGAGCTGGACGAATACACAAACCTTCTGGCGGGAAAGAAGTCGCGGCTCGACCGGGGCATGGAGAAGACGTTTGGGAGACGATTCTACAACGTCATGAAGAAATTCGAGTCCCGCGTGGGCGCGAACATGGTCGCGGCGAACGTAGGATCGGCGCTCACGAACTTCATTCCGATCACGCAGGCGTGGAGCCAGGTGTCGACGGCGGATGTGCTGCGCGGCATGTGGGATACGCTGAAAAACTACAAGACGGCGGACGGGCTGGATTCTGCGTCGACGTTCATCAACAACCGCAGCGGCTACGGGCGGTTGGCCATGAGCACGCTGGATAAAGTCTCCGCCGGTGCAGGTTGGCTGATGGAAGCCATCGACACGTTTACGACGGGGAGCGTCGTCCGTGCGCGGTATTACCAGAACCTGCGGCGGGGCATGAGCGAGATGAGCGCGATGCAGGAGGCAGATCAGTTTGCGTCCGGCATCATGGCAGACAGGAGCAAGGGGTCGACGCCGACGCTTTATTCCGCGCGGAACCCGCTGGTGAAGCTGTTCACGCAGTTCCAGCTGGAGGTCAACAACGAACTGAGCTGGATCTTCAAGGATATGGCGCAGGAGGAGCGGAAGAAGGGTATGGCGGCGCTGGCGAAGGCCATGTTCAAATTCCTCATCGGCGCGTGGATCTACAATGAGTTCTACGAGAGCATTGTTGGCAGGCGCGCGGCGCTGGATCCGCTGGATATCATCAATGATACGGTCGGAGATTTCACGGGGTATCAGCTGCCGAACACGGTACAGGCGGCAGTATCCGGGAAATGGGACTTCACGAAAGAGAAGCCTGGCACGTATCAGGCGATCAAGAACCTTGAGGGGAACATCATTTCTGAGTTCCCGGGCACGCAGGCGCTGACGATTCTCGGTGTGGATGAGGCGCTGGGGCTGGACATTGACAGCGGCAGGATCGCCGTGGCGTCGGCCATCCCGAACCTCGGAAACATCGAGAAGGCGCTGCTGGCAAAGAACGAGGACATGGCGCCTGCGAAGAAGGCACAGACCATCGGAAACGAGCTTATGAAGCCGGGCCTGTATTTGGCGACGCCGTTCGGCGGAGGACAGGCGAGAAAGCTGATCCAGGGCGGCGTGGCGGCATGGAAAGGCGGCAGCTACTCGGTCGACAACGAGGGGCGCGACATCTTACAGTATCCCGTGTATAACGACAATCCCGCAGACCGGGCGAAGAGCTGGGCGCAGGCGCTGCTGTTCGGCAAGACGGCGACGGAAGAGGCGCAGAGCTGGGTGGAGAGCGGGTTCAAGTCGCTGTCCGCGAAGGAGACTGCCGCCTATCAGGGCATGACCGAGGGAGGCGAGGACCAGCGGGAGACCTATGCGTTCATCCAGGCGGCGCGGAAGCTGGAGAAGAACTATGACAAGATGATGCTGCTGAAGGCCTATGATATCAGCGATGAGGCGAAGGCAGAGTATTATTATCAGGTCCTTGCCGGGGATACGCAGAAGGCGGAGATGGAGCCGAAGAGCACGCAGGAGCGAATCGACTACATGCACGAGAAGATCCAGGACGCGCAGGACGCGAAGCAGAAGCAGGATCTCAAGGACGCCGTCGCCGCCGGGACCGTGACGCAGGAGAAGGCGATTCAGAAGATCCTTGCGAACGACTACGCCGAGGATGAGAACAAGGCGTACTGGCTCTACAAGGAGTGGACCGGCGGGAAGGACTATACGAAGTACGGCAAGATCCTGCAGACCATCGAAGATGGCGGGGATCTGAAAGCGGCGGCAAAGGAATACTTCGACCACGGAGTCGAGAAGGGCGATATCGGCGACGCGATCACGACGGAATACAAGCCGAAGTACATTGCGGCCTCGCCTGAGGAACGGAAGAAGCTCAAGGAGAAGCTGCTGGCAGCCTATACGGCGGTCGGCTTTGACAGGAGCAAGAAGTCGAAGGACATTGACAAGTGGCTGAAGGAATGATGAGCGGGCCGGGGCGAAAGCCCCGGAGATCGGAAGAGCACACGTCTGAACTCCAGTCACTT